CGTACACCGTCGCGGGTGATGATGATCCACTGATCATTCGATTCCAGCTTCGGAATGTAGACCGGCTCATCCTTGGTACCGTCCTTGAGGGTGCCGTTGGTGCCACTGGTCAGCACATTCTTTCCGGTCTTCTCCTTGCCCGCAGCCACCTTGGCCTTCACGGTCTTTTCCTTACCAGCGGCGGACGTAACCGGAGTTTTGCGGGTTTGCACTTCCACCTCGATCTCAGCAGCGTCATACGCCGCCTTGATTTCTGGGTAATCGCCCACGATGACGACCTTCGTCACGCCGCGCTCCACCGATCGGAACAGTTCAGGATTGCGGTAGCGCTTATTCGGGTCGAAGTCACCCAACTGATTGCTGTAAACGAGTTCCATGATTCTCTCCGTGGCGGCCATTGCTGGCCGCAAGTGAGCCCGGTATCAACCGGCTTCTGGTGGGGTGGTGGTGAGGCTGATCATCACGCCGGCGGTGACCTTGTTGCTGTCCGAGTGCTTGACCCAGTTCGCAGCAGAGCCGACAGCGGCCAGTGTTGGGTTAGAGCCGCCGGTGGACTCCTTCCAGCTGTAGCCCAGAACGTCGATGTTCACGGTACCCTCGGCGCGGTAGCCAATCGCCAAGTTCTCTTCGTCGTTCACTTCGTACGAGCGGAAGCCAGGCGCCTGGGACTCGGTGATGACCACCGCGTTAGGCAGCAAGCCGAAGATTGCATCCACCGGCGCCTTGTCGGTCACAAGCACCGGCTTGCCCAGGGTGCCGGGCAGGCCACCGTAGATTACGACGCCGGCCTCTTCGTAAACCTTGTTCGCGATCGCTTCGTCAACGATGTCGAAGTAGGCGGACGAGTGCATGACCCACAGCGCAATGCGACCGAACTTGTCGCCGAACTTGCGCATGCCGCGGGTCAGGGTCTTCTTGCCGTCGGTTTCGATGTTGGCCGTTACCACCATGCCGGCGTTGGAACCGATGGCCGCCTTCAGCGCACCGGTGGCGTATTCAATGAAGCCTTCGATCGTCGCGTCTGCCACATCGGCGCCGATGATCTGGGAGAACTCTTCTACCGGACGACCGCGACGCTTGAATGCTTCTTCAGTGGTCTGGTAGGGGCCGTACTTCCAAGGCGCCTTCACGCCTACTGCCTCGCCAGCGCCGATTTTCTTGGCGTTGACCTTGGCTTCGGAGTTCACATCACGATGCTCCAAGCCGCCGCCAAGCTTGTAGAAAGCGCGCTTGCGGAAATCACCTTGGATCAGCTCGTTGTCGAGGACAATCGCACCGTTGGACGATGCGTTGAACACGTCCAGGTTATCCTGAATACGCTCCAGGTATGCGGTCTGCGCCTCATCGTTGTAGATGATCAGGTCGCTGTTAACAGTCGTTGCCATGGGTTTGTCCCCTTACTTGGGCAGTTGCAGATATGCGGTTTGGCCGTGCTTGCGCTGGTAGTCGCGCTTTTGCTCGGCAGTCATTTCGGAGCGCTTGAATGCAGCCTGGCCGCCACCCCCGCCCGGGGCTTGTGTCCCTGAGGCCCTTGGCCACAGATGAGGTGCGCTTTCGCGCAGAGATTCCGCCCATTCGAGCGGGGTCAGAGGAGTCTTGCCGTCTTTGCCGAGGATGACCTGGCCGGATTCATCAACGGCGACCGCTTCGCCCTCTTCGTTCAGCGAGAACACGCCTTTGGCCCGCAGGATGATGTCGTCAGTTGCTTCAGGCAGAGCGCCGGCTTTCAGAGCTGCACCGCGTACCGAATCGCCTAGGACTTTGCCCTGGAACTTGGCGGCGAATGCTTCGGCCTTCTCGGCCCGCGCGGTGACAGTCTTCAACTGCTTGTCGTAGTCACCACGCAAACGCTCGGTGCGGCGGTTAAACACCTCATCCACCTTGCCCTCAGTCAGCAGCTTGGTTTCCTCGTCTTGTCCGGCACGGCTGAGCAAGCCTTTAACGGCGTCGATGTCGATGCCCTCGAATTGCGTTTCGAACTGGGTCAGCTTGGTGGTGGTGTCCTTCAGCTTGCCCAACAGTTCGGAGTTTTTGGTTTTCAGACCAGAAACAGAGGTCTCAACGGCAGTCGCGATAGCGGCCTTGATTGCCGGATTGTCCAGGTCGATTTCATTTTCTTCTGCCACGTTGATACACCCCTTGGGTATGTGTTGCCCGCTTTGCAGGCGTAAAAAAACCCGCTTTTGCGGGAATAATCTGATTCGTTCCGCTATCTTCGGAGCCGGAATTAATTAGCTGAATTGGAAGCGCTAGTGACGACTGAAAAAAATGCCCCCTCCACGTCAATGGAGATGAAGAACGCTTTAAAGATAGCCGTGGTTTCCTCTGCTCTTTTGCTCACTGGAACGCTAGCAACGGGCATTGGAAATCTCATAGCGAGCTCGCAATTAGCGAGGATTGGTGAGAAAACAAGCTGCATTGCTAGGCTGGATAAACAGGAGGACCTGCTTCGTTCAAAGGGCGAGGCATTCGCAACTGCTCTGGCATCCCTCAGTGCTTTCAGCCGCTATGGAAATGGTGACATTCAAGCGAAAGCTGAGCGGCTAGAGGCTGTTTCAACGACCGGATTCGCAATGGGTGTACATGCCCCACTTAACCTGAAAACAGCCTCTGGTGTTTTGGTCAATGCCATATTTGATTTGGTTGCAAATAGTCAATCAGAGCCGAAAAAAGGTAGCCCAGAAGAGTACAAAGCTAGATTTGATCAGTGGAACAACCTATTTCAGCAGGCGATGGACGATATCGATTTCAAAAGAGAGCGCTGTTGAATTAGAGATCTATTCCAGCCGCCTTGAAGGCTAAAGGTTCCAAGATTTTCATCTGTGCCAAACTCAGTGGAGCGAAACTGCGGTCGAGTTGTAATTCCGCGAAACGCTGCAGACTCAGTCCGCCCTCACGAAACAGCTTTGCCCGCACAGGGCCGATTGCCACATCTTGGAACGACGCAGGCTGTAGCTGAAGCCAGTGATAATAGTCCAAGCTCGCGCTGACCTGCCCCGCTCCATCTGCACCGACTGAAGCCCGCGTGGCGCCTTTGGCGAACATTTCGCTGAGCTTGGTCAGCAGGACAAATGTAGTGCGGCAATTAGGGTGAAACGGCGGACGCGGGCCAGAGTTGACCGGAAACCGCCGCTTATCCATTGACCGACACTGCTGACTGGTCTTGCGGTCCAGAGTGGCGACCATCTCAACCTCGGACACAATGTCCGTGTTGGACTTTGCCACCTCCATTCGCGCCTGAGACGACACATGTTGAATTGCGGTGTGCACCACCGTGCTGGCATTGCGGTTGGTGGTGGCGAGAATGCCGTCCTTGTAGCCCGCCAGCTTCGTACCGCGGATGTTACGGATGATCTGGAAGTTCGTTTGCCCTTCGAAGAATCCCTGCCGGATCGTGCCGGTGACGCGCTCGCGCTCGGCACTGGTCCAGCCCTTGATGAACGACTTCAGCAGCTTACCGCCACCGTTGCCGCGCACACTGAGGGGATTGGTCAGCACTGCCGTGCGGATAGCCGTTGCCGTTGGCGCGACCACATCCAACGAGACGCCAACCGGCGCAGACCTGGCGAGACTCGACGCCTCAAACTCGGCCTCGTAGTTGGCGATGTCGATCAGGTCGAGGTTCAGTTGCGCGCTGTAGCGGTCGAAGATGCCCAGCAGCAAGCTGTCGACCTCCTTCAGCAACGCTTCCAGCCGCTTCACGTTGTACTCGGTCAGATCCGACTGGATAAGCCGGTCGCGGATCGATCGGTCGATCTCCTTTAGGAATGGTGCAAACTTGCCGACCTCCCCGGCCTTCAGCTTCTCGAGGAAGACCGCGTGCCGGATCGTGGCGTCAAGGATTGCTTGGTTTGCCGCCATCTACTTTGTCCTCGTCGTCCAGGCCCAAGCCGTCGCCCTGCTCTGCCAGCTCGCCATCGATTTGCTGGTCTGTGCGCTCAGGCGCGATCAGGCCCAACTTGCGCAGGTACGCTCGAAGGTCCGCTTTGGCGAAGCCGCCGTTCTGCCAGAGTCCAACCAACGCTGTGATCATCTGCGGATCAGCCGTCAGCTCCACGAATTCCTGGTTGATCTGATAAGCGACCTTCGCGTCATCGACGCCCATGTAAGTGCAGCACCACATGATCGCCCGGGTGTAGGCCTCACTGACGTTGGCCACGCAGCCGGCGAGCACCGATGTCGATGCCGATTGATCACCACGGGCTTCGGTTGCCGTTTTCGACGAGAAGGAAGCCACGACCATTCGTGCGCCCAGCTCGATCATCATCTGGTTCTTGTCAGCCATGGCCTCCTTCACCAGCGTGTTCGGCAGTGGCTGGGCATAACCGAAGGCGCCACCTGCTGGCAGCATCATGGGCGCGCGCGAACCGACGTAGACGCCGTTCTTCTCCATCCAGTCGCGCCATTGCTCATCCAGGCCGGAAATCCAAGGCTGAGCCTGGCCGCACCAGAAGACGCTGTCTTCGTAATCAGCGCTGTTCCGGTAGTGGCCCAAGTTGATCATTGCAATGTCATATAGCGGTGACTCATCAATGCTCGGGTCGTTGTTCTGTGCGCCGACAAAGGTGAACGGTATCTCCTTCAGCCGGCCGCCAGCGCCCGAAGGCCGAAATTCCTCAGTTACCGTCAGAAGCCCGCCATTCTCAGGACCTGCGCGGCGCCAGACCCTGCACACGAACCCGTCTTCTTCCAGCGCAAGTTCCCGGTACTGCTCGACCGTCTTGAAACCAAAACCATCAGGGATTTCGGGAGATTCCTTTAGCACCACCAGCGTCAGCACGCTGTGACCGTTCACCATGCCGGTACGCCAATTGATGATCTCCTCGGCGCAGTAGGTGAGGATCACAGCATGCCCGCCGATGCCGTCGTCTTGGTGGTAGTCGACATACAGGCCGTGCCGTCCAGCCTCAAGCACCTTTTCAAGCGTGCCTTGCGAGTGCTGGTAGATGCTCACACCGGAGCCGTTGGCATTGTCCTGCAAATACTCCAGCTTCTTCGCAACAACCAGCGTCGGGTCTTTGTGAAAGGCCAAGCCGAGCAAACCATTTCGGGTATGCCCAGTGGCGTTCTTGAATACCGCGCGCTCGCGATAGGCTCGATTCCGATCCTGATTCTCCGGTGACTGGTCGTGGGCGTTGATGTACGGCAGCCGATCGACAACGCGGTGCTGGCCCGCGCATACGTCGCGAACAGTTGCCCAGCGATCCAGCACTGCTATGTATTCCGCCCGCTTGAAGGAGACGTCGTTGCTCATCGGGCGTATCCCATTTTGATAGCGGTGACCGGTTTGATGATCGGGTACTCGCGGTGAATGAAGTAACCGCCGCCGTCGTTGGCGTGGTCGTTGCCTTGGCTTTTGTCCGGCTCGCCGTTTGGCGCCCAGATCTGCTGCTCTAGGCCATCGGCGTAGGTCGGGCATGTAAACGGGTTCACCAGGTAACGCCGCTCGCCCTGCGCGTTGCAGAACATGGCGTTCATGGCGTTGATCCGGTCCTTCACCGGTGGGTTGGCCGCCGGCGCGATGACCGTGAAGCCTGCCTGCTTGAGCATGGCGATATCGGTGAGGCTGGCATTGACCGACTTGCGCGAGTCGCCGGAGGCGTCCGGGTAGATCCGGATCTCGCAGGTCTTCTTGTAATCGTTGCCAGTGTGCTCCCAGTACCTTTCTTTGATCCGGCGGATCATATCCGGCGTGTCGTAGCCATCCATCAACTCGTCCACGGCACGCGGCAGACCCTGATCACGTTTGACGTGGGTGATCGCAGCCATCTTGCCGACGTTGAAGTCCATGCCGATGAACAGCGGCTCGCCGGGCTGCACAGTGTCGAAACACTGGTTCAACTTGCGGTCGTAGGCGTGGTAGATCGATCCGGACGTCAGGTTGACGAACTGGCCGTTCAGGTACGCGCGGATCAATTGCTCGGGGTACGACTCCATCAGCGAGGCGATGTAGTCGTCAGGCAGGTTCAGCTCGTTGTCGAAGGTGCTGGCCTGAATCAGTCCATACATTTCCTTCAGGGCTGGCTTATCGCGCAGCTGCTTCACGAACTGGAGGAAGACGAACTTGAAGCCTTCCGGCGTCGTGGTCACGTCCACGCCGTTTTT